CTTCAGCTTGTCGATGTTCGTGAACAGCTGGCGCATCTGCGGGTCAAGATCAATAGCGTCGAAAATCTTCGCTGCGGTCTTTGCCTGTTCGGACAATTCGGGGGCTGGCTCATCCTTGGCCTGCGGTTTCCACTCCTGTCCCGCAATCTCAAAGATGCGAGCCATATCCTCAACAGAAACAGACCCGCTCTGGAGGATGATCTGGTCATTCCCCTGCCAGCGGTAAACCATGAAGCCGCGCTGGCCGGCGGGAGCGTCTGCCTTGCTGCTGAAGGCGTTGATGTCCAGGTTGATGTCGCCGCCCGAACCGAGAATCGGGATGTAAACGCCGGACTTCTTGCCGATCATCGGCTTTTCAAAGCCCGGTTCGGTAATGCCGAGCAGCTTGATGATCTCAAGTGCGGCTGGGTCTGCCTTCATGCCATCGTCGGCGGCGTTTTCGTCGGTCGTTTCCGGAGTCCATGCAACGCCGATTGCGTCATAGAACTTCTGAACTTGTTCAACGGTCAGAGTGTCGGAGAAGATAAGGCTGCCTCCGCGCATCTTGGAGGCCGAATAGCCGCGAGTGTAGGAGTTTTCGACCTGGCTGCGGGACGATCTGCCATAAACGCGGAGCACAGCGAGGTCGTTGCGAATGTCAACAATCTGATTGTTTTCCAGGAATTCGATCTCAAACTCGCCACCTCGCTCCTTGCCGGACTTAGTAAGGAACTTCGATCTGACAACCTCCGCGAGAGGCAAAGCATTGATGCCGGCGAGGGCACGCTGATGATCGCTACTCTCAACGGGTTCAGGCGCGGGAGCGGGTTCAGAGGCCTTTGCCTTGGCCTGCTTTTCGAGTTCAACCTTCTGGGCTTCAAGTTCTTCAATCGTCTGCTGCTGCGCGGCAAGATCGCCCTCGATCTTCTTGAGTTCGCCGGACAGGGCTTCAATTTCCTTTTCTGCCGTCTCAATGTTGGCCATGCGCTCGGCCTTCTTCGCGTTAGCGCGTGCAAAGGCGGGCGCGTTCTTTTCAGCAATCTTTAGCAGGCGGCGGCAAACATCGTTAACGTTCAAATCCTTGCCCTTTTCCGGAGCAACAAGGATTGTCACGTCCTTCTTGTTCAGCAGCCACTTCCAGCTGATGAGTTCATCAGTCGGCGCGAGCTTGGTCGGAGTCGTGTCGGGATTGTGGAAAAAGATCGAGATAGTCTGCCCGTCCGACAGCTCAAAGATCGTGACGATCTGCGTCACGCCGTTCTTCTTGAACGGTTTGGTGGTCTGCATGCCCGCAACGGTGATATTCGTCGCATTGCGCTCCATGACGCGGCGCATTGCCGTCATCTTGGTTTCCAGGCGACGGAACGGCACAATCAGCGCGTCGAGCGCCATGATTTCATCCGCTTCCTCGTAGAAGTCAGCTTCGATGACGCTATCCAGCATCAAATCATCCGCGTCTTCAGTGCGGATGCCGTAAAGAACTCGCGCCAGAGACGTATTGATCGGCTCGGCCTGTTCGTTCCATAAAACTTTTGCCATGATGATGTCCTCTTGGATTAGGCCTTAGCCTTCAGTGCATTCACTTCAGCCGTCAGCTGTTCAATGCGCTTTTGGCCGTCTTCAAATCGCGTTTTCGCTTCGGTGATAAGTGCGGTCATTTCCTCGCGCTGCTTGGCAAGCGCGGCTTCACGCTTCACTACGGTGCTTTTGAGTCCCTTCGGCGGGGTAATACGCACGCGGGCAAGTTTCTTCTGGAATGCGGCGCGGCCTTTCTCCATTGCGTCAACAATCTCGGTCAGGCACTTGATCTGATCGTCCTGGTTCTTGACAGGGAAATCCTTTTTGTTGAGCTTGACGCGGAAGATGTCTCCGCTGCGCTTGACGCAGAACGTGACGGTTTGCGAGTCGGCAAAAGCGACGGACACTTCGCGGAAGGTCTCGCCTGCTGCGCGCTTAATGGTGGGATTGATTTCGGTCTGAGCGACAGTCGCGCCGAGGCGCACAAATTCGCGCTGAATCTTTCGCAGGCTCTTGTCCTTGCTTGACAAGTCCTCGAAAGAGAAAAGAAGAGGCTTAGTGTTCGCCATGATGAAAATCCTAGGAAGGTGTGAACCTAACTAGGATTCTCAAATAGCGACCTCATAGAAAATGGCTGATTTTTCCTGTAGGGCTAATAGATCACGCCGGGCTGACTTTCGAGGAACGGCTCTTCAATGCCGAGCCACTCAGTCTGAGGCGGCTCATCAAAGAATTGAGCGATAACCCATTGCGCCCGCAAAGGCTCTAGTCCGCTCAGGCGATATGAGCCACCGATCTTGACAGGCTCAAGCATGAGGTCAAAGATCTCGTTATCCCACGCGGCATTGCCGGTTAGGCTGAAGATGCCGTCTTTGCACTCAAGTCTGACCTGTTGTCCGGCCTTAATGCCGTTCGCGATTACTGTGTATTTGCAGTCCTTCTTTTTCATTTGTGCACCGCTAGAGCGTTAGTACGACACCAAGAATGAATTTAGCAAAATCCGGGTCTTGCTTTAATTCTTCAGGCTGAAAATAGAGCATTTCCACGCCCATAGAGATTAACTCATAGGAGTTCCCGCCGTAGTCTTTCCCCATGTACGCGTTGAGAAATTCATCCCGCTTGCACACCTCGGTCTCGCGGTAATTCAGTCCGGTCACTTCACGCAGGGTTTTGAGTTCTTCGCCTTTAGTTCGCTTGGCAAAGAACTCTCTCTCAAGACTCACAATTTCCGGCCTTGCCTTCTCAAGTCGGTGCATGTTTTCATGCAAAGCGGTAGATGGATCGTCATCGCAACCAATTCGGTCAAATGAAGAATGGGCATCGAAGTAGCCGCGTGTCGTTGTTTCCACTCGCAGCGCACCTCGGGCGATCAATGCCTCGGCAAGCTCCTTCGGCAGCAGCTTGTAAGCGTCTCGGATGTGCTTTCCGGCAAACGTGCGATCATCCGTAACAACCGTTCGCAAATCGTCCTCGGAGCGGTCGCAAAGCGGTCTCACCGACCCCACAAAACCCGCCGTAATCTTGGAGATTTTGCGATAGTACGGCGTGAGTACGGATTGCCGCTTGTCAATCAGACGATTGAATGACTTAGCCATTGCTGAATACTCTCGCGCCAAGACTTTAGCGCTAGGCAAGTTGTACCTATGCGCCTCTTCGATCTCGCGCTTCTTGATCTCAAGTCGTTCACGCAGATCGCTCAACTTGGATCGGATTGCGCTCATCTGGGCGCTTTCCTTGTCTGCCTGCAATGCCCCGCAGAATGCCTTGTACGCCAGCTCTCCGACCTTTTCAATGTGTTCAAGATGAACCTGACCCGTAAAACTCTCGCGGACAGCCTTAATTTGCTTGCCCAGATCAGTATCCGAGTAGGCGGGAATCGTCTCCTCTAGCGGGCGGGACTTGTTGAGTTCTTGCTTGGCAACCTCATCGCGCTCCGCATCCCACATCTCGGACAGTTTCTTTTCGCGTTCGGCGGCAAGTTCTGCGGCCTTTTGCTCTTTCAGCTCTTTGATCTTGCGCTTCCAGGCTGTCAGTTTTCGCCCGTGCACCAGAATGTCACGCGGCAATGTTTCGCCCTTTGCCTGAGAGATTCTTTTCATTGCACGAAAGGCCGCAAGCTGCTGATTGATTCGGCGGGAGAGAATGTACTCATCGTCAAATTCCTCATCTCCACCGCTAATGAAAACACGACTGCCTTCGTACAGTTCGCTGTTCTCTTCGCATTCTTCCATCGTAGACGCGGCAAACGTCACGTCATCATTGTCAAATTCCGGTACAGAAAACCCTTCGGCAATATCCGTCAGCAAAAAGGAATCGCCGCCAACTGTCAGGGCTTTACGCCTGCGCTCAAGATAAGCCTGCACGCGCCTCTGTTGCGCCTTCTGGTTAGCCTCATAAAAACGCTCACCGAACTCGGCGGCTCTCGCGCTTGAAGACTCCGGGAAATACATGTGAAGGTCTGCACGAACAGCCACCCCTTCCGCCACTACCTCAGTGTCAACCTGAACACGATAAGTCCCCGGAGTAGCAACCGAGGGAGAGACTTCAATAGTTGCGTCCGGCTTTGCCGTCTCTATCTTTCCGAATTTCCAAAGCGAACGATCAGCAGTCTGCTCTTCGCTAGTCATTTCATCGCGGCTCTTGGCTGTCAGCGGCTTCTTTTGCAACAAGGCGACAACACGAAACTCGCCCATTTTCATTACGTCTTTGCGTTTCTTGTCTAGTTCCGCAAACAAAAGCGCGATTACCTGCACGCGCCTTCTCATCTCGTTGTTTTTTGCGTTAGCCATGTCCCTTGTCCTTCATTCTGGATAGGCGAATTTTCACGGCTCGAAGGGGCGCGACAACAAGGACTTTTCCCGCTTGTTGCCCCAAGGGCACGCGAACGGGAGAACAAAATTCATTTAGGTCAATACAGGACTGACAAAACTTGCCAGATCCGGCGCAGGTATCCTATACTTCTGGCAACGGACGGATACGGAAAAAAAGTGGCACGTACCCCATTCCCTTACGGGATTTGGACTGGCTGGAGTTCCGGGTGTGGTAACTGACGTATCCCTACGGGCGCTATCCCAATATGCTGAACCGTTCCAGCGGAAGTGAGGGGTGGCGCTTTTATTTTGTCAAATAAAACCGCAAAGTCATCATATCACCCAATTTCAGTAACTTAATAATGATTCTGTGTGTTCTGCGATTATATGAAGCAGAACCTTCTATATTAAGTTTATAAATTCCTAGCGATTTTCTGTCTTTGGTAATCTTTACTTCTGAGAGAGCATTGAAAGGCTCTAGTCCCTTGTACACTACTTGCTTCTTTGAATAAATAAACCTTTCGCCTTCGTGATTTGACCCTTCATCAGCGGGCAAAGGCGGGGTTACCTTCCCCTTATCCATAATTTCTTCCAAATTCGCCAAAGCAACAATAAGTCTTTTCGCCAAAAACGCCATTTCTTCATAAGGCAATTTGGTGACTATACGGTACGCCTCATCTGGGAATCTACTGTGATACTTACAATTAAATTCCTTTAGCTCTCCGTCTTCTACAGCCTTAAAGTGAAAAGTTTTTGTTTTTAGGTGTTTCTTAATAAAGCCTTTGATAATTTCTTGCATTCCGATTTTTCTTTCGGCAATTTGGAAGAATGCCTCATCCACCTCAGAATCGTCTACAGAATCAAGAACGACAGTCTCTAGCGCATCTTCCTCGTATTGAGTCTTGTACGCTTTATCCCGCAACTCATAAAAGTATTCTCTAAGCAAATCCATTTTTTACTCCTTTGGATTAAAAAGTTATTTCGGTTCGCCGGTATCCCCGCCGTGCGGGCACTCGTGCGTGTGGTGATCGAGGCTGATGCCGTTCGCAACAACGTCATTCGTGGCTTCGATCTCTCCGGTGAACACCGCCTTTGCGCCGCCGCTGCCGCCTGCGGTGATCGGGCCATTGATGTTGATTTGTGCGGAGGTAAAGGAAATGCTTGAGCCGTCAATGACGATTGACGAGCCGCCAACCTTGAGCGTGATGCTTGATCCGGCCTGCGCCGTGATCGTTGATCCGGCTTTGACCTCAATGGTCTGTCCGGCCTCATCCGTGATGGAAACGCCCGCACCGCGCTTGATCTGCAAGTCCGCGAGGTGCTCGATGTTCTGGTGATGCCAGCGCCGCCAATTCGCGCTGTTGCCTGTTTGCGGATTGCGCCATCCGGTGATGACGGGGTAGCGCGGATCGCCGCCGATAAAGGCAATCCAGACTGTATCGCCGGGGAGGATTTCAATCTCGGTCTCGAACTGTCCAGAGCGAGACTTGTCGCCAATGGAATACTCGATTTCGGCTTCGGGCAAAACATCTGCGCCGTCAGTCAGTCCGGGGATTTCAATGCGGCAAGTGCGCCGCGCCTGATTGTAGGTGCGCACAATCGCCGGATAACGTCCGGGCATTGTTCCGTATTCGTTCATGGTGGCTAGTCCTCCAGGCTTGCAAGCCAAAGGCGGGTATAGGTCGCGGGCTCTTCGCCTTCAGAACCGCTTCGGAAAACGTGCGCGGCTGTGACAATGGCAAAACTGCCATTGCCCAAAACCTCGACTACATCTCCGGCGGCTATAGAAAAGTTCAGTGTTGAATTGAGCGTCTTGCGCTGCACAAGCGTGCGCGTGAGATTGCGCAATCGCTGTGTGTTTTGAAATGGGGCAAAGCGAACAGCGCGAGCTTTCGAGCGATTGCCAAAGACAAATCCCGCGCTTTCGTCAAGCGAGAAAAACCACGGGACTTCATGCCGTTCCAGAAAACCGCCGTCAATCGCCTGTGTGTTCGCTTCAGGGACAGTTAGCGCAGGGTTTTGCTTGAAAATGTCGGGCAAGCGAAGGAATTGCAGCCGGTGATTTTTCCAGCGAACAATGCCGCCCTCCTCCTGCAAGATTCGAGCAATGTGATATGAGGGAGTCTCGCCAATCGGGCAGTAGAAACGCGGTACGGGAAAGTCAGCGTCAACCGAACGGATTGTTGCTCCGGCTGCGCGATAGATTGCGGACAGTGCGGCGCGTTCCTTGATGATCGCACGCTGTCGAACGTAAGCAATCGGCAAACAGGCTTTCAGCAATGCGACAACGTGGATGCTTGCACGCTCGGACTCACCTTGGACTTCGCGGGAATTGACGCGCTCGGACTTGACAATGTGAAACTCGTCACCCGTGCCAGAGCGCAGCGTGCGGCCTTCCTGTGTCAGCTTTTCAAAGCCTGAATCGCCCGCACTGAGTTCGACTTCGAGTGTGAGCGGAACGGGAGAACAGTCAGAGCGCAAAACCGACTCGCGGATGACGCTGCCTGGGATTTGCTGACCGTTTTCAAAGAAGAGGATCATTTATCCTCTCCGGATCAATCAATAGCGATAAGTACGGGCTGAAAAAATGCCCGCTGTCCCAGCCGCTCTTCGTACTGCGCGATTTCGCCCGCGACTTCGCTTGAAGATCGCCCGAACGGGTCAATGCCCATACCGCGACTCGCCTCAAGCTGCAAGGCGTTTTCGCGCTCAACGTAGAGCAGAAACAAGGGACGGATGAGCATCCATTCGCTCGGATTCAGTTCTGTCTCATCGGTGATTTCATTGAATGGCATGGACTTGTAGTTGTATGCCTCAAGTCCCGCATATCCGCAGAAAAAGCGAGTGGCGGCAATGGCTTGCGCTAAGACCCCCTCGACGGGCAGGAGATTACCCGCCGGCCTTTCGTTCTCGAAGAACTCATTGACCAATTCTCGCACTGTTGCCATTGCCGCCTACCCTTTGGAGACAAAAGACTATTAGCGGTAGTTCTCGCTGTTTCCGGCGAGCTTGTCACCGAAGTAGTGGTAGAACATCGTTCCGGAGATGAGAAGCGGCTGAGAGCGATTTTCCCAATCGAGATCGGGCTGGTCGAGCTGCATGAAGCAGTCGAAGATTCGGCGGGCTTCAATGTAGTGCTCGGGCGTGCCCTTGTAGATGATTGCATCGAATCGAGCCATCTGCGAGGAGTTGACGATCAGATCAAGGAGTGCCTGGTCAATCTGTCCCTTCACAGTCTCATAGAAAGCGACCTGCCCCTGAAGCGCCGTAGCGATCTGCTGCGCCTCGAAAATCTTGCCGCCGAGCGGCGTAGAAACTTCGATTTCGCCCTGCGGGGTCAGGGTAGGCCACGGGCACTGCTTGGTAAGCAGATAGATATCCTCGTAGCCGATAATCTGCATCGTGAAGTCAGAGCTGATGGCCTTCGCGCCGAGAGCCATCGTCTTTTCGTGAAACGCCTTCAAGTAGGCGGCATTGGAAACGGTCATTTTTTTCACTCCGGAGAGTAACCTGAAAATGGAAACTGCTCGAATTGTGGAGATTCGAGCAGTTCTCAAATTGCTTGTTTTTCCTAGAGTGAAGGCCTGCGAGATATTGCCCTGATTATGACCGACTCGCCCCGAATCACGTTGTCTATTCGGTCGAGGACTGCCATTTGCGCCTTACCTTCGTTTTCGCGTCCCTTTTGCCAATCGGAGAATGTCTTGCTGTCGAAAAACTCCGTGCATTGCGAGAGCGTTGCCTCATAGGCCAGGTGAAGCGGCGTGTGCGCGTAGAGCGCCAATTTGGCGGCAAGCTCAGCGTACAGTTTTCGCCATTCCGAGCGCGAGTTCGGAGAGCGCGGCACGAGCTGGAAACCGTGCGGGCGGCAAGTCTTCAGCCGCCCCCTCCTTTGGCATAGCCACTACGCCTTCATGCGAAAAATCAATGTCGAACAGGTGCGCGAGTTCGGCGCATCCGGCGCGGTACATCATCAACATTTCCACAAATGCTGATTCGGGATACGCGGCGAACGTGCGCATGCGGCTCATCATCCAATCATCGAATGCGCCCTCGCCGTCTTTTACGTCTGGCACGGTTTCGCCGTCCCGGATCATCTGCGCGGCAAGGCCGCCGACAAGCCAATGCAATCTGGGCGGCAGCGGGTTGTTTGCGCCGTCCTTGGTCTCGCCTTCTAGGCGTTCAATGCTTTCGGCCATGCGCCCCGTGAGCTGACGCACGCTCCACTTGTCCCCGCCCAACTCACCGACAGAAACCATTGCGGCGGTATGGTCGGATGAAGCATCGAGATAGTCCGAAAAATGGCCGTTCTCGCCTACTTCAAAGTCCGGGCCGGACGGGAGAGTTGAGGCGAGATAGTGGGCAACCGCCATCATGCGCTCTTGCACCGTCCAATCGGCGGGATCAAGTTCCGGCTCGACCTTTTGCACGCATGCGCGAAGCATTGCAGTTGTCGCGGCTTGATCCTGGTCGGAGGGAATGCTGGCAATGGCAAGCGCCTCGCCAAGCGTCAATTCGCGCAGCTGAATCGTGAGTCTGCGCGTTCTGAGAACAGGGAAATGGATCATGTGTTTTATCTCCTTGAGTTGATCCAGTCATTACGGTCGATTGCCGTCAGCGAGCAAAGTGTCATCTGAACTTCCATGCTCACGGCATCGCCTTTTGCGTTGATCGGGGCATCGAGCATCGAGGGGCTGATGGACTCGATCACGAGCGGAAAGTAAGAGCGGCCTTTGTACGTCATGCCGATACGCACGGGAGCACGCGACGGCAAAAGCAAGTCCACATAGTCGCTATCTTCGTCCCTGCGTCCGGTAGCGGTCTTGGCAATGCGAGAGACCATGCCCACATCATCAGGGACTTCTACGGGGAGCGACCACTGCATGAGCTGATCGACCGGCCTTTCCACCTCTTCAAAAGCGTTCTGCCATGCGCGGAACAGCAGGGTGAAAGAGAACTTGATCGGCTCAATGCCGGTGAAAATCTGGGTGGAGTTGAGCTTGGTGATGCCGGATCGGTTTTCAAATTCCCCCGCTCGCTTTTTCACCCAGGAATTGGTTTGCTCAAACGCCCCCAGGAAAGAATCGGCCACCTGCTGCATGCTGCCTGACTGAAGCAAAGCAAACAGTGAACTCGCCTTTGCCTCTGCCCCCGCGCCTTCAAACGGGCTTTCCCACTTCGGTGTCACGTCAAAATTGCCGCCCTGAATCATCGGGGCTTTGACAATGATGCTGTTATCGCGTTCCCACAGGCTTTTGCCGTTCTCTTCCTTGCGGTTAACGACATAGAAAGACGCAAGCAAATGCGGCGAAAGACTGCCCCATTGGCTTGTCAAAACTGTCTCGGTTTTCGAGGTCTGCATGTATGTGTCCCCGGATTGAAAACGGGCACTGCGAGAAACCTCACAGCGCCCGCCGTTCGCGTTCGTTAGCCGAAGTGTTGTTTACTTCTTGCCAAGTCCCATGCGCCTACCCATGCGGGCAGACTTCATGCGGCGCATCATGGCCTGAGCGGAATGACTCTTCACCCGAGCCTTGCGCAGTGCGACCTTCTGCTTCGCGGTCAGACGAACAGTGCCGGAGACGCGCTTGTTAATGCGCACCTTCTTGCCGTGACGGATTGCAAAACGCTTGCGATAGACGGCATCGAGAGCGGGAGCGTTCTCTTCGTCAGAGAAGACAAAGTTATCAATGTCCTCGTCAGCCTCTTCCCCGTCAGGCAGTTCATCCGCGAGAAGTTCCTGAAGACGCTTGGCGGCTTTTTCGTCACCGTCAAACATCGCGTTAACGTCCTCTTCGGATGCGCCCTTGGATTCGAGGTAGTCAGCGGCGGCCTGAAGAGCAACGTCAATCACTCCCTCTTCGTCCTCGGTAATCTCGCCGTCATGGTTTTCGTCAGCAATGCCGACCATGAGCGCGACAAAACGATCAGAAAGGCCTTCGCCTTCGTCAAGATCGTCAGTCTCAGCCCAAGCCTGCACGCTTGCAACAGCCTGCGCGGCAATACTCTTTTCGGCAAAATCAGCCGCGCTGTCAAGCACAGCGGATTCGTCCTTTTCCTTGTCCTTCTTCGCGCAGTCCTTACCCCCGCAACTGTCGAGGGCAATGGCACTGATATATTCTCTAAGGTTCATTTTCCCCTCCTTTATCGGGTAATCGTCTGCGTCACGAACGTAGCGCGGTTCGTGCCGTCATAGCGAAGCCAATAACGCACATCAATCGTGTCGTACGGGCGAGCCTCATTGGCGCGAACATCAAACTTGAAGGCCATTCCCTCCATCATGGGATCGGCGGCAGGCACGATCCAATCAGAGGCTTCAGCGCCCTCGAAGAGACGAACCAAAAACTTGTTCATCTTGTCGATAGCGGCCTTCATCGGCAGCTGGAGATAGTCTTTGGCGGCGCGGGTTACTGCGTCATCAATAGACGTGCTCATGTCAGCAACCGCGATCAGCTTCTTCAGCGAGGTCTCAACCAGAGCGCAAGTCAGCGAGTCAAAGAAGACAAAGCGACCGCCGCCGGTATAGGTCTCGTAGATCACAGGATTGATCTTGGCGCGTGCCAGGGCGTTCTTGTCCTGACTGCGAAGCTGAACAACCTGCTCCATGCGGGTGCGTGCAATCGGCCATTCGCGTCCGGCAATCGGGTAGTTCTTCGGGGCAAAACCCTTCGTGTTGCGCTGCGCATTGCGTCCGCATGCGTAGGCAATGTTGAGGGTAGCCGTGCCAAAGAATCCACGCGGATTGATGCCGGTCGGATCGTCCGACTTCACGGGATGCCAGAAGGCCTGCATGAGGTGCGCCGTCTTGCTTGCGCCCATGTTGAGCTGCTCGACAAAAGCTACAGCGGCCTCAACGGTCAGGTTGCCCGGAACGTCAAAGCGGAGCTGCTTGTTGGTGTCGAAGGCAAGCAGGGCAAGCTGCGCGAGAAGCGCGGGGTCTTGCGTGCCGCCAGCAGACAGGTAGGCAAAGTCGAACGGGCAATACTGCAAAGCCTCGCGGGCTTTCTGATAAATCTGCGTGGTGTACGCAGTGCCGTTTTCCTCGAAGCAGACAAGCGTGCCGGACTCAGCCCAGGACTGCAAGCCGGTCGGCAGATAGCCGTAGCCTGCATCTGTCGGCTGAATTGCCGCATTGTCGCCGGTCACGCCGACAGTGACTTCAACCTCATCGGTCTGAGCCTGGACAACATCGGGCAGATAGTAGGACTGACCGTAGTCATCCTTCGCATCGGCCTTCAGGGAGGCGGTGAACTCGTAGAGCTTGTTGTCATCCTTGTCGAGCAAGCGGAGCGTGAGTTCGCTGTTCGCAACAGCAACGCCGTTTTCCTTAACCTCTTCGGCATGGAAATTGAGGCGAATGCCATCGTTGAAACAGCCAAGGTGCTTGACAGCGAGAACAAAGGCCGAAGACGGCAGTTCGTTCATCACCGTCCACACCCAATGGTAGGTAGTAGCCTCTTCGCCTTCATCCTTCACGCGAGTGAGAACCGCGTACTGAATGCGGGCAGATTCGGGAACAAGACGCTGAACAACGGCTTCATATGCGCCGTTGTTCAGGGCTTCGACAACCTGCACCCAGGCCTCGTTGAGCGCGTTCACTCGCATACCTTCGCCCTTGCCGAGCTTGGTATAGACCGTGCCGCGATCAACCTTGAACGGCTTGTCAATGCGTCCGCGAGTGGCACGCATGATGATGCCGAACACCTGATCGGAATTGTCAGTAGACGGGATTTCAGAGTTGTCGCGCAGCGGATTAAGCTGAACGCCGGACTCTGCACCCAACTGACGCACAAAAGAAACGGGCATAGTTATTTCCTCTTAGCGGTTGCGGCGGGCTTTTCCTTTTCGGTCGCAGCAGCCGCAGTCCTCCCGTCAACGGCGGTGATATCCATCGCGTACTTGACGTTGTTGAGGTCTGCGATCTGCTGCACGCCAGAAACCAAGCGCATCAGCTGGTCGAGGTCGCGGATTTCCACGACCTTGACGCTGTCCTGGGCGTTGGAAACATGGCGCAGGAAAAGTCCTTCAATTTCGGGAAAAACAACATCACGCGGCATGAGGTTTTGCACGGTGACCTTCAGCGGAAAACGCTTACGCGCAAACTGCTTGCTGGTCTCTTCGCAGGCATCCATGCCGGTCAGTCGATTTGCTCCAAAACGCATAGGACTTTTCCTCCCATTACTTCATGTTGAGCACGTTGATGAGCGCGAAGCCGCGAGCGCTGGGCTTGTGCGGGTTCACGCAGGTGAAGTTGCGGGCGTAGAACGCAGAGCCACGGCGCATGTCGGTGTCCATCCGCAGCGGCAGAACGGTCGGAGCAACAGCGTCACCAAGCACAATCGGATTGCGAGCCACGTCCGTGCCACGGCCAGCGCAGATGATCTGCGAGGAAGTAGCCGTCTCGTTGATGAGCTTCGGCAGGTAGTAGACATCGAAGCGGCCAAACAGACGGCCAGCGCGGTAAATGCCGGGGCGGTCGGTCAGGCCGGAGGGCTGGAAGATTTCAGCGCAAGCGCCGAGCTGGGCGAGAACCTGCTTGCCAACGTAGATGTGGCTGATGCCGTGGTTCATCGTGTCTTCGGCCATCTGCTGCGAAGCGGCGGCGAGCGGATGCACGAGGTCACGCCACACTTCAGGCTTGGAAGAGTCCTGATGCTGGGCGGCAACCGTGTAGTCAAATTCGTGGACGTTCATCTGAGCAAGGCGCAGACCCTTGGCGAGAGCGTCATAGTGGCGCTCGTTCGCAAACTGCGTGTTGATCGCAACAATGGACTCGCTCATCGGATCGAGGCCGAACTCGTTGCCGAGCTGAGTAGCGGCATCAATCGTCTGCTGCGTGATTGCGCGGAAGGGCTTGGCAAAGAGCTTGAAGACCTCGACATCGGCAATGATGCGGGCGGCAACATCAGGAGCACGCTCGTAGTCGATGAAGCCCTCAACCGCAACTTCGACGGACGCGGGCAGAGCCGGAGAAGTGGTCAGAGCGAAGACACCGGAATCGGTGTTGATCGAACCGGCCATCGTGTAGGCAGTGCCAGCCAGCTCAAAGTTGCCGGAGATGGCAGATGCTCCAGAACCCTTAGAAGATTCGACTTCAAAAGCAACCGGATAGCCGGAAACGTACACAATAGTGCGACCGCGCATAAGCTTCACGCCGTCAACGGTCTGGTCGCAATGGTACATGTCGGTCATGAAGGCCGTGATCTTGCCGGACACTGCGCCGTTGTTGTCAGGATTTACGGTGTGAGTGCGGGAAGCCTGGAGCAGCGGATTGCCGGACTCAATGCCATCAAGCACGCCGCCAGCCGCATACATGCCTGCGCGTTCACCGGCGCGGTGCGTCAGGATGCCAAGGCGAGCCTCGTTCGAGCCGATATCGGCGGGAAGGTAGGCAGCCCAGGGAATAGCAGACGCAAAAGCGGAGATGATGCTGATCACAGCGCGGTTCGGCTGGAGAGCCAAGTTCTCAGCGTGGAGGCTATTCGCGGTGGCGGCAGAGTCGAGCATTGCATCGCGGTACCGCGTGCGGGCGTCTTCGGTCACGCCGTAGGCATTGTGCATAGCCTGAGAAACAATGTCGGCGGGGACATTGCAGCCGTGCTCACGCTCGTACATGGTCACGCCGTCAAGAATGGCGTTCACAATGCGCTTGGAGTCGGTCTGATCCTTGCACTCGTCAAGAACGGCCTGAAGTTCCTCGGGAACTTTGGACTGAGCGGCCTTGGAGGCCTGCTCAACGTAATCTTCGGCGGCAACGCTGTCAAACGTGCCTTCCTTCGTGGCGGCCTGCGCCTTCAGTTCGTCAATGAACTGCTGCACATTGGCCGTCTGCTTGTTGGTGTACTCACGCTGAATGTTCGGCATGATTGTTTATCCTCTTGAAAAAAAGAATGAAAGCGGCCTTTTGACCGTCGATTCAAATTTTCAAAGGGGCAAACACGCCGAATTGGTGAGATTTTCCGAAGATTTAGGCCGTTATTTGCCGCGCATGGCTTCGCTCAAGAATGTTCCGTCTTTGCAAACGGAAATGTCATTCCTCAGATTGCAGATATAGCGCGGCGTGTACGGTGCAATATTCGAGGTGGATTCTCGCCCGACAATTTCAAAAGCCATCATGGGCGGATCGTCCGAAGGATCAAGCAGCAGATACATGATGTCGTGCGTCTTGATCGTGAAAAAGTCCTCTTCGCCCGATTGTGCTTGCGGGATGATGAGAAACCGGACACCCTGCCCAGGTGGATCAATCTGCGAGGTTGCATCGTTGTGATCCACGAGCGGAGCGCCCTGAAAAGGCTCGGCGGGAAGTGCGTAGCCATTGCCGATAAAGCGATACTCGATATTCTCTTCATCGTCCGAGTCGAGTTCGCCCATACCGCCAATGGTCGGCTTGCCGCCCAGCTTGCCGTCATCCTTTCGGAGAATGAATTTCCGAAGAACGAGAATCGAATAAGAGTTCGGGTGATTCACGATCACATTGCGCGTGAGCGCGTTCACGGCGGTCGGTGCTTGATTCAGCATTTATTCCTCTCCCTGTTTGGCGGCGCGGGCTAGGCTTTCGGCCTGTTTGGCAGCGTCCTTTTCAGAAAATCCCATGCGCTTCAAGAATTCAATGGTTTCCTGTAAAGACGGCTTGCGCGTCTTGCCCGCTGCGCGTTCTTTTCTCTTGACTGTCCGCGTTTTGGCTTTTCTTGCCATTTCGGCTTTCTTTTCCACGGCTTTTTTGAGTGCGCGGAGTTCTTTCCTTCGGTCTGCCTCGGCCTTGCGCTGATCGCTGGTCTTGATCTCGCCCGGCTTTTGCATCTTGAGCGACTCTTCGGCCTCTTTCTGCTTGACTCGCGTGCGTGCCTGGTATTCGCTCACGCCTGCAAGATGCTTTTCCAAAAACCGCAAAACGCCGTTTGAGGATTCAAGCTCGCGCATGACGCGCAGGACGTGCTTGCATGCGCACCCGTGCAGTCGCGGATTGCGGATTTTCGGGTAGCCGGTTTCGTCACGGCCTGCGTTAAAGCCGCCAATCGTGGCAACGTATCGGAAAAAATAGCGGTGGCGTTCGCAGTCGCAATCGAACTTGAGCTTGCCTTTCCTGAGAATGTTCGCTTGCTTGCGGATCGCTTTTGCATCGCCCTTCTCTGCTGATGCCAGAGCGGCGGCGCACGCCTTGAACTCAGTCAGTTTCACGATCACGGTATGCCGTGCGACTCTCGAATCCTTGCCCGCGTTGGTCAAAAAGCGGATGGTCTCATTCTGCGCAGAGACAGGTACAGCCGAGGTGATTTCACGCCGAGCCTTGTCAATGTCCGAGCCGTAAAGTCTCTGGTCTGCGTACCCAAGGGGGCGGCCAGCTGCCATGTCGATTACTTGGCGTGCAGTGATGCCGCCCCCCTTGAACTTGCGCCCGACAGTGCGGATGTTCTGTCGGAATGCCGCGAGGTCGTCAGCAGTGATGGGGCGAGGCTTGCCGCCCAGAGTGGTCATCAAAACGCGGTTGGCATCGTACTCACCCTGCACGTCCTTTTCGCGCAGAATGATTGACGCGGGGGCTTGTTCGGCCTCCTTGCGTTGCAGCGCGTCAGCCTTGAAGTGCTCCCTGGCCTGACCGATATGACCGGAAATTTTCCCGAGCCAGCTTGAGCTTGGAGTCGGTTTTGCCATCTTCAGACCTCAAGCCAGACAGGCACGCCGTTGGTATCGCGCAGCGCGTCAATGGTCTCAAATCCCGCTCTGCGCTTCATGGCAGAAAGCCGCGCCTCGCTCGGGAGCGCGATCCGCTTTTGAGGGACGGCCTGCCAGCAATTGTCAAGCCCGAGTGCGGCCATGACGGCAAGATGTTCACACCTGCGCCCATAGGCGCGGGAGCTGATGAGCGTCAAGTCATACTTTTCGTCCGGCTTGGTCTCGTACCAGATCACATCCGTATCCCAGGGCTTCGCCTTTTCCGAGAACGTCCGGCAGAGCCGAAAGAATGCGCCCGCAGCGGTTGTCATTGCGTCCATGTTCGCATCCTCCTAAAACGTAACCATCCCGCCGTTCAGCAAGCTAATCATGCGGTCTCCGAAGTCCAAAACCGCGTCAATATTGCGCACACCGATTGCGTACCAGCACGCCGCGAGCGTCGCCACTTGAGCGTTGCTGATATCGCCGCGAATCACAAACTTCTGCCCGCTCGGGTCGAGCTTGTCCTGGTCGATTGCGGAGTCCGGATTTGCAGCATTGCACGCGCTGGAAAAAGTCAGGCGCGAACTCTTGCCGTCCCTCGATACTCCGTGAAAAAGCATCTGGAAAGCGTTGATTGCCGACTTCAAATCCTTCTCGGTAAACAGCGAGTCGTAAGAGTCAATTTCGGACACGTTGGTAATCAGCAAAGAGTCGCGGAATCTCTTTTCCGTGTACGTTCCGATCTTGGCAACAGCGAGGATAGTTGTCTCGGGATCGTAGGCGCAGTACAGGCTTACGCCCTGCCCGGTGTAGCCAGAGATGACAACTTGGAGTTTTTTGAGTCCGGTCTTCACTGCGCGTCCTCGTCAACAACAGTCCGGTCGGACATCTCAACCGTGCCCTTGTCATCGCCTGCGTCTTGAATCAGAGAAGCCGCAATGACACGCGGATATCCGGCGGGATTGTGCTCATCACCCGGGATTCCCTTTCCATCGTTCGGCTCGCCTTTCTTTGGGTAGTCAAAGAGCGGAGCGGTCACTTTGAGCGTCAAGTCGAGCGCGAGAATGACGGCGTTCTTTGCCTCAGTCTGCACGCTCATTGCCGGTGCGCCGGGGTCTTCAATCTGCACGGGAAATTCATTGTCACAGCCCGCAAATCGGTAGTTCGCAGTAAATCGGCGGTTTTCCGTCTGGTCGATCCACAAAAGAAACTGAGCGGCAATGGAGTGCGCCGTGTGCGGCTCTTGCGCGAAGATTGCGATTTGGCAGCGAAGATCAGCTGAAACCGTGCGCAGGCCGAAGACTCTCTCCTTCGGATCGTTCGGCATGATGATCTCAACCCTGTCCGCGATTTGCCGCGTGTAGTCGCGCATGGTCGGGGTGTAGTCCTTCGATACCGCAAGGATGATGACGGGGAACTTGTGCGGCGCGGTTGTCTCACTGTCCGCGTCCAGCCGGATCAGCTTTGCAAGCATGTCCTCGGCTGAGTCAATCATGCGTGCGGGCGCAAGCAAGATTGCATGCGCAAGATCGCGTTGAACGTACTCATACATGGGGCGCGTTGTCGGTGTCAGCTGTTCAAAGAACCGCCCCATGAACCGACCTAAAGCGACATAGACGGGCTGAAACATTTAGAACCCTCGCATGATCCGCATGTAGCCAGGAATAGCCTCGGAATTGCTTTCCTCGGGTGCTTCTTTCGGCTGCGCGAATCGCGGCAAATCTTTCAACTGATTGAAAGCTTCGCACCCCGCAAGAAGCTGCCTTTTGCTGAAATTGTCAACATGCGGCACGCCGTCCAGAACTGCCTGAATCTCTTTCGGCTTCATGCCCTGCTTTGTCAACAGTGCATGCAGCTCGTCCACTTCATCCCGGAGGCTTTCAATAGTGTCGTTCGCCATCTTGTTTTGCCGCTCAACCGAGTCAAGCAAAGCCATGAGGCCATGCAGTTGTTCATCCCGCATAGCCGCTTCAACCTGTTCAATCGTCATTGGATTTGTGGAGTCGAGCGTGTATTCGCCTGACAAAACGCCGTCCAGGGCGTAGCCGCGATTGGTGCTGTAGTTCGGCTCGTTCACATAGTCGAACCCGTAGAAGGCTGGGCGGCGCTGGTCGATAGCGGACGAAAACCCGCCTACGCGGCCTTCAAACATTTTCCAGGCAATCTTGCCGGTGTCGGTGTCAAGAAACTCTTCCTGGTGCTCAATCGTTCCGTCCTCATAAGCCTTAAGGTAGGTCGTGACAAGCGCCGGTGCTACTGCGCCCTGAATGCCGCCCTCAGACGGAGTCATCCCAAATCGAACACGCGGCCAATGGCCATAAAAGCCGAGCATGTCGCGGCTTTTCACGCGCTCCTGACACTCTGGGCTGTTGATCGCTCGGACGATAGCGGGAATGTCGAAGTGCCGCTCTTGTCCGCGATATTGACGGCCTCGGTCTTTCAGGTTGTAGG